CTTGACGAGGATTTCCACGACGCCGCGGACATCGTCGGTGAGATCGGCCTGCTCGACATCGTCGCCTTCAGGATCGAAGTCAGTGGCTAGATCCTCGTCGATCATCTCGCACTTGGTGAGAGAGCCTTCGGCGATCAGCTCGTTAAGCTTCGTGACGATATCCTGCCTGCGCTTCCAAACGATTGACCAAGCCCAGGCATGGCACCAGACGAGCCAGCGCTTCGAGCCCTTCTCGCGTCCGATCAGGCAAAGCCCGAGCAGATCGTCCAGGCCACCGCCGTCGACACCGGCAACGATGACCTCACACCGGCGAATAAGTTGGTCGACTGTGATCGTCTTATCGATCGCGCCATCCCAGAACTCGGCACCGGTCCAGCGATCCCGACTGAGCCGGGTGCCTATCTCCACGTTGAGATGCTTCGCGAGGAAGATCTGCAACCCTTCGCCCGCGCCGCGCTGTTCCTGCGCTAGTTCGTTCTCGATCCAATCTACATGCACGGAGCGCCCGATGTTCGGGTTGGTGACATAGAAGTTCGAGGGCTTGAGGAAATCATCCCGTGACAGCATCGCTGGCGGGAACTCGTACAGGACACCCAAGCTGGCAGGATCATTGATCGTGCCATCACGGACGCCCCGAAAATGGTCGAGCTCGTCCTTGAAGACGCCTCGAGGTTCTTCGTCGCTATGCGTCGTTAGGTAGACGACGAAGCCTTCGCGAGCCGAGGATAAACCGCCTGTCGCTTCGCGCAGCATCGCCTTGGCGTTTGCCCGCTTGCCGAAGAGCCATAGCTCGTCGACGAGCACGAACGCCGCCTTGGTGCCGCTGACGACGTCCTTGTTCGCCGCTACGACCTTCAACTCGGCGCCGGTAGTCCGGTGCTTGATAAGCCGCTGGTGGTCTATGACGTCGAGCAACGCGTCCAGTTCCGGATCGTGACGAACCATGCCAGCAGCAGGATCGAAGCTGTTGCCAGCGACCTCGATCGTGGGCGCGAGGATCAGCAGCTCGGCATTGAAGCGCCAGTTACGGATCAGCGCCGTGACCATGATCCCTGCGGCGATCGTCGACTTCGAGTTCTTCTTGCTTATAAGCAGGAGGAACTTCCGGATCAGTCGGCGCGCAGACTGATGATCGTACGCGCCGAAGATCGCCGACACGAAGTCGAATACCCACTGGTCGCAGGCCTCGCCAAACGTCGGCTTGCCCGGCAGGTCTACAATGTGAAGCGACTTGAACACTGCCAGGGCGGCAGCCGCCTCGTCAGGAAATAGCGGGTCGAACGGTATCAGCGACCGGCGCTCAACGATCCGCTCTTCCCAGTCGCGACAGGCGGTCGACCAGACCGGCGTCAATTGAGCAGCTTCGGCTGGGGCGGCGGGGCGAACTTGCCCGTGACCTGACCTGCCGCAGCCTTCGCCGACGCCTTCTTGCCGAGCTTGGGTTGCCCGGACGGCTTCGCGTTCCCGCGATCCGCCACGCGTTCGGCCAGTTCGGCTAGTGCCGCCTTGTCCATCCGCTTGAACAATTCCTTCTCGGCCGCGACGTTGCCACCTGACGCAGCATCGTTGAGGCGTGCCAACTGCGCGATCTCCATCCGGACCCGCGCCGCCTGCCGCTTCCCGACCTCGGCAAAATAATGTTTGCGCAGCGTCGGGACCGAAACCCCGATCGCCACTGCCGCTTCCTTCACGCTCAGACCGCGCGCAAACGCGATCAGAACCTTGTTGGAGTTAGCGAGGGACCACGAATGCTCGGGCCTTCCACGGGTCTCCCGGTCCGGCTGGATCGGGTCACCGAAGAGATCGAGCCCCGAAATTTCAGCCATGACGAAATAAAATCTCCACGTGAGAGGAACAGCGGTCCCCAGGCCGATGCCCTTTCAGACTTTTCACCCCCCCCCTCAGTCACGGCGACGCTCTTCGCGCTGCTTCGCCCCGTCATGACAGGGCTTGCACAAGGTCTGAAGGTTGCCCTCGTCCCAGAACAGGCGTTCGTCGCCGCTGTGTCGCTTCACATGATCCGCGACGAGCAGCGATGTGTTGCCCTCGATCCGGCCGCATCCGGGCATCTGACACGTGAACAGGTCACGTGCGAATATGGCGAGCCGCAGCCGCTTCCATCGCGCGAGCTTATACCAGCCGCGCCATGTCACAGTGCGACGCTCAGCATCGTACGCCTCGCGTCCCGGTAGCCGACCCATCGTTGGCGGCAGCGAACCGAGCATCGGTTTGAGGCTCGTCAGCTTGGCCATGCGCGTACGCCTAAACGGCGACGGGCGGCGTGACCGAAGCCGCGCCGCCCGTCGAAGGGTGTCATCAGGGAGAGACACTGTATCGAACCCGAAGGCCCAACCCAGTATGTCAATAAATAGGCTCAAATCACGCGATACGCGAACACCTAAAATTACCATTCGTGCAAATCGTCATACTTGACACGTCAACCCCGTGCATTTCCGCCATTCTTGGCGATGCAGATCGCGTTGATTGCGCGACCGTACCGCATGCGGAGGCCGTCAGCGCCGCGTTGCAGGCCCATGCGTAGCAGCAGACGCCGCCACTTCACCTCGCGCTGCCCCTTCGCCAGTTCGGTGATCGCCATGCCGACTAGCTTGCGATCGTCCAGCGCCAGCATATCCGTCCAGGCAAACGCCTCTTCCATCTCGCCCACCTCGATCCGCGTCAGCGAGGCTGGGCGCATCTCGACTTCAGCGCTGGCGGCGTCGGCACCGCGGGCGTCGTAGTCGCCAGCCGAAACTTCGCGCAGGATATCGGGCCACGCGCACTGCACCCGCTGCCATCCGCGTTCGCGGTCGGGATGGCGCCAGCACGTGATCATCGCCTCGACGAGACGCTCTTGCACCATGTCGAAGGTCCAGAACTCCCGCGGAAGGGACTCTCCTTCCATCGGAGGGGCGACGTCGGCGGGAAGTCCTTCCATTCTATCGGTCCTTTTGCTTCGCATGATCGGCGGATTTCCGCCGTTTATGGTGGGTTCAATCTGTTCGATTGAAGAGATTGGAAGGATTGGAATGATAATTCAGGGTCTTTCGTGTGCGCATGCGCACGCACACGCGCGCATGACGGGAGGACCAAGCAAAGTACTTCCACCCCTTCCAAAGCCGCAGAAAACCGCCATTTTCGCCCTTCCATTCGTGGTTCCACGCGGAAGGGCGGCCCCTTCCATTTTCAAGCCTAAAGCGGCTCGTCATCCGGGTAGGGTCCGGGATCGCCGCCATAGGGCGAGCGGTCCGCATCGCTATCAGCATAATCGGCGAGTGTCTTGGTCATCTCGATATCCAACCACTGCATGCCGTTCGATGCCTTCTTCTCGAAGCCGCGATCCTCCATTGCCTTGGAGAAGCCCTGCGTCTGCCACTCCGCCGCACCCGTGGACTTCGCCCATGCCTTGAACAGATCGAACAACGTCGATGACTTCGATCGTGCGCCGTCGACCGCCTTGGTGCACTCATCCAGGAAGCGGCCTAGCTGATCGCTCTGCTCGCGGTACTTGGCCGTCGCCGCGATCACGCTGTCGGGCTCGACCAGACCGTGTTCCCGCCAGTCGAGAAGGCCTTCCATCAGCCGGTTGAAGATGCCGGACGATTCCTTCTTCAGCTTCTCCGGCAGCGCCTTGTCCACCGCCTCCTTGGCGATCTGGACGTCCCACGGCACCAGCATGACGCGTCGCCATATCCCGTCGTCGTGACCGGTGATTTTCGGCTTGTGGTTGCCCGAGATCGTCACCTTGAACGATGGCAGGAACGAGAAGAAGCCCTTGTTCAGATGACGTGCGTCGATGAGCTCGCCGCCCGTGATCAGCTTGATCAGCGCCTCCGCCAGCTTCGCGCCCTTCTCGGGCTCGGACGTGCGCAGGAACCGGATACCGGGCAGGCGGGCAAGATCCGGCGTTGCCTCGCCGCCCTTGCGACCACGGCCCTGGTCGAGGAACGTCTCGATCCCAACCGATCCACCATAGTCCCCGGCGATGTAGCTCCAGGCGTCCACCAGCGTCGATTTGCCGTTGCGGCCCTTGCCGTGAAAGAACGCCAGCTTCTGTTCGGTGATGTCGCCCGTAACGCTCAAACCGCCCCACTGGTGGAGGAAGCGACGCATCTTTTCGTCCGGCTGAACGACCGCGAGAAACTTGTCATATTCCGGGCTGGTCGCCTTCGGATCGAACACGACGTTGGCGATCTTGCTGATCAGGTCGCCGGGGCGGTGCTTATCCAGCCGCATGCCCCATCGCGTGCCCATCGTGATCGGCTTGAGGATGCCCTCGACCATCGCCCACCGCTTGCCCTCCTGTGTCAGCCGCAGCGTACCGTTTAGCAGGTTCACGGCCATCCGGTCGGCGTCCATGGCATCGGCACGGATCGAGACGTCGATGAACGACTTCACCAGTCCGGCGATGCATCCGAGCCGCTGCGATCCTTCGCTGGACTTCGCATGATCGCGCAGCATGTCGCTGTAGTAGATGGGCACCTTGTTATCGCCGCTGCCCTTCCAGCGGACGATGAAGTCCAGCGTCGCCGCGCGCTGCTCGTCGGTAGCGTCTTCGCCAAGTTCCTCTTTCAGGCCGCTGGCCGCGACGAGATCCGCCTCGTGCCGGATCGATCGCACCGTATCGAACACGGCGAGACTGACTTTGCCGGGGATCTTGTCCTTTTCCTCGGACAGCAATTCCCAGCGCCGGCCGTCCCACACGAACCATCCGAGTTCGTTGCAGAAGCGGAAACGCCACGCGTGCCGCGCCCTGAAACGTTCCGCATTGCCGAGGTCCGTGGTCGCCAGCACCGCACATTGGCGATCCAGCGCCTCGTCCTTGGCCGGCGCAATGCGCCCCCCTGACCCCCCAGCCTGTGCCGCGGGGCTGATGGTTCCGTTTTGGAAGGGCTCGGAAAATCCGTCTTCGCCGGGTGCGGGTTCGAACCGGCCTACATCCTCGGCATAGGCATCGAGCGGCGGAACCTCGGACGCGTACGACGAAGAGGATACGGATCGGCCGCTATCGCGGCCGCGCGCCGTCTGCGCGCCTACGGCGCCGAGATCGCGGGGCTTTGCGTTGGCGAAGCCGTTGTCGATCGCCTTCAGTGCGCCCGCCAGGTCGTCGTTCTGCGGCATGGCGCGTACGACCGATTCGAGGCCGGCCCGCACGAAGCCCTCGGCGATCGCGCCAGCCATGACGAGTCCGCCCATCTTCATCGCCGAATGATAGATGCCGGCGTTGCGTCCGCCCCATCGGCCACCGCCCATCGGCGTCGCCGCGAGTTCGTCCATCTCCTCCTGAAGCGCGATCTGCGCGTACCGCTTGTGACGCGCGTCGACGTCGACCGGAAAGACGTCGCGCGGGACGTATGCAGACGCGGCGACATCGGCCTGATCGGGTTTGCGCTTGCCGGTTGGTGACCGCAGCACTGCGACCAGCTCAGCTGGCATCGAGACGATCTCGGCGTCTGCGTCGCCGCGCAGCCAGCGATACGTACCGGTGGCGTTTTTGGTATCACCCTCGCAATGGCTGGGTGGTACGATCGTGTAGCCACCCAAGCCGCGTACATCGATATGATCGGGCAGGTTCCCGCGATTCCCGATCGGGTCGCCTCCGGGCATCTGGAAATACACGTGCACGCCGCCCGACGGCGTGCGCACGGCAAGACTAGTCGGCAGTGCGCAGCCGATCTGTTCTTCGAGATCAGCCTTCAGCTGCTCTAGCGTCCATTCTTCGCCGGTGGACTGATCGATGCGGGGATCGAAATCGACCACGATCATGTTCGCCTTGCCGACTGACACGCCGATCATCGCCTTGGGCCACTTGCGCCACCAAGCGAGAATTTGATCCTCGTCGCATGTCGCCTTCGAGACGCCGCCCGATCCCTTGATCGGCTTGCCTGCTGCATCACGATCCTGCGGCACGAGCGGCCGCTTGTTCGTGACCGAGCATGGGAATACCGGCCAGCCCCGACGCGCGAAAGACAGCGCCGCCTCAAGCTGAGACGACGACGAGATAGAAACGCTCACAGATCATGCCCCCGGCAAGGTTTGAGGCAGACGACCGATACCGGTCTGCCAGCGGCGCGACGTTGGCCTAGAACGGCACGTCGTCGTCGAGATCGTCGGTGAAGGTGCCGCGCGAGCCGCCTGCGCCGACACCCGTGGCCGCGCCGCCCTGCGTGTCGCCATAGCTCGAGTAATCCGTGCGGCCGGGATCGGCTTCGCGGCGATCGAGAAAAACCATCGTCGAGTTGAACGCGCCCAGCACGATCTCGGTTGACCAGCGGTCGGTACCAGCCTTGTCCTGCCACTTACGAGTGCGCATCGTGCCCTCGATGTAGACCTTAGAGCCCTTCCGCAGATACCGCTTGGCGACCTTCACCAGTCCTTCGTTCATGATGACGAGGTTGTGCCACTCGGTCCGTTCCTTCTGCTCGCCCGAGGCGCGGTCCTTCCAGCGCTCGGACGTCGCGAGGCTCAGGTTAACAATCTCGCCACCGTTCTGGAAACTGCGC